GAGATAGGAGCAGTCGAAAGCGTCTCAGCAATGCGCGACTTCGAGTAATTGATAAGTTGCTGCGCTGCCTTCTGCGGACGGACCACCGAGAACAGCCGCGGCTTGCCATCCATAATCAGCTGCTTACCCAGAACAGGGATAATCGGGATGGTTGAGCCTGGCCACTCCGTCTCAGTGTCGGGAAGGATCTCAAAGCCATTCGTCTTGCAGAACTTTACCTTGCACTTCGGCCTGCGCTTGCCCTTGACTGGCTCATCTTCGCAATACCAGTACTCCGCAATCCTTACCGCATCCGAACCAACCCAGCCTTCAGACCGCTTCTCAGCTTCAGCCCATGGCAGCGATGCCAGCTCAGAGTCCGGATACATTGCCTTATATTCATCCTTCGGTATGTCCTCGATGACGAAGGCATATCGCGGCTTGCGATTGAAACACGCAGGCACCAGAACCCCATAAATCTGCAGCGGATCGAGAACAGGAACGACCTTCAATTCCAGATCGTCGCTGTCGTCATCGCAGTATTCCGTCAGAAAGCGGTAATAACCGAACGATGCGCCTGCGCTGTACTCCACAGCCGTCTCATAAGCTACCTGTGCCTGGGAGTCATACTGGATATAGCGTGCCAGCCCTTCAAGGCACTCAGCCGTATCGTTATCCTGATCCAGCCGCGGCGAGAACTTGATGGTAGGCTTCCGTGTTCGCGCTTCATTCGATACCTGCTGCACGAACGTATGGCAGCGCGGGAACGACATAGCAGGGCGCCCTGCCTGTTCGCGCTGCATCTTGACTTGCGGGTCCCACTGATCGTCACCATCAGGCGAAGCGAACTTCAGATCGGACGAGAACTTGGCACGCAGGTCCTTTTCATCCTCTGCCGCAGCGGAGAAGCGACGGCGCGCCAGCGCAAGGAACTCTTCGCGCTTGGCAGTGTCGGTTTCTGGCTGTTTCGTCTCGTCGTTATCAGGCATTCGGGTTCAGCGACCATCCCAGGCGCAGAAGTGCAGCCAGTTCCCTTGCATTGCTCGCGGCAAGCATCTTTGCCTTCTTCCCGGCGCGGTGGTAATACACTTTGACTGGCCTCACTAGAATCCCCACGCATCAAGAATTGACTTCAGCCACTTCTGATCAGCCGCCCACTTCTGCTCAGACCAGGGCAGATAGCCGTCAAGAAGCTGATCAGCGACTACGGCGTCCTGATTCACTGCCAGACAACCACCGTGCCAGTGCCCGTCTGCGGACCACCGCCAAGCTCAAGCGCACCATTCGCGCCAACCTTGACATAGCCGAACGTCAAGTCCGAGAACGTGATGCGCAGCGCCGTCACCGACGCATAACGAAACGCTTCTACCTTCGTGATAGTCTTCGCGCCAACCAGCGGAGTAACGATCTTCGCTGAGCCTTCAGACGGTAGTGATCCAATGAAATCTGCCATTTATTGCCTCTTTCCCTATACCGGGTAGTCGATTCCAGTGCGCCAGTCAGTCGTGCCGCCAATCTTGACCAGCCCATGCGAAACCTTGATCAGGTAGTGCTTGCCATCCGTGCCCAGAATGTCGATAACCGTCACCGATGCAATCGACTTCGCGCTGACAGACGCCACAGTCTTGCCCACAAGCGTTGGAACGGTGCCCCAGATCTTGATCTCATCTCCACGCTGATGCGCTACCGGAGCAGACCGCGTTACGCCGATATTGTCAGGATTCGACACATCGCTGACCGTCATTACCTCGGAACCAATCTCCATGATGCTGCCGACAACGACCGTCCAAGGCGCGACAGCCATCGCGATGTCGGTATCCTGCACCGAGACATCCCACTGCACATAGTTAATCTCGGTTGGCTCGCCTGCAGGTACTGCGAGCAGCGTTACGACGGGAGCTTCTGCCGGGGTTGGTGTTGCTTCTTCGGCTACTTCGTATGCGTCTGATTTCTTGGACATGATTCCTCCTTGTTGCTTATGCCATCCAGCCGTCTGAGCCGTAATAGGCTTCAGGCTCTGGTGCCTTGCGTTTCGGTGCGATCTTGACTGCAAATGACATCGCCAGCGAGTCGCCCAGATCAGGGCTGTCTACGCCGCGTGCCTTCATCTCGTCCTTCTTCTCAAGAACCAGGCAGCCCTTTGTCGGGTGATAGCCATAATCCGGTCCTGTCAGATCTGTCTCAATCTCAGCCTCATCAGGTATCTGCGCACCCTGAAGCCAGTCCTTCATCTCGCCCCATACCTCAGCACGGCGGTTCAGATACTTATGCGGATCGGCTGGCGTTGCTCCACCATGGAACTCAACCATCACCGTCTTACGGTCGTATCCGCGAGCCTTCAGGAAGTCGTATACAGCCCCACCAATGCCGTCACCGTCGATCACAACTGCATCAGGCTGCTCGGCGTCGATAAACTCCTGCACCTTGCCACCCAGGACCTGCGTATCAATGCCGTAGAACTTGCCTATGAACTCAGCCTTACGTCCCTGCCGCTTGCATACAACGGAACGGTCATCGCCGAACCTGGCTACATCGACTCCCAGAATGATCGGCATCTTCTCATGACCATCGACAACCCGCTTACGAGCCGCAGCAACCAGATCGCCAGAGATAAACTGGGTTGACCCACCACGAGGAAACTCGCCTCGGATTCGTACTCTTGCCCTGTCCGAGTCTTCGCCCCACTCTTTGATCTGCGCATCCAGCAGAACCTTGTTGGTTCCCTCTACCGTCCGAGCATCGATCTGCCGCGGCTTCCATCGGTTTGCGCCTGTCACTGCCTGGTAGAACGCTCCCGAATTGCGTGTAGGATTCCCAAACGCAATCCAGATAATCTCTGTGTTCTCGTCAACCAGAGCGCCTTCAGTCACCTGCCAGATCATGTCATCGATCGAACTGGCTTCATCGAAGATGATGATGATGCGCTTGTCCTGATTATGCAGACCGGCAAATGCTTCAGTCTTCTGCACTGACCATGTAATAAAGTCTGCTCGCCACATTGCCTGGTGCAGCGGATCTTTTACTCTGATGGACTGTGCATTGATGTCCCACCAATGCGTATTGATCGCCATCCTGAACCACTTCTGGACCTCTGGAGCCGTCTTCGTGGCTAACTGTGTCCCTGTGCCTGCCGTAACGACAATCTTGCAGTCTTCGCAGGTACTCATTCCCCACGCCATAATCATCGAGATCAGGGCTGACTTACCTATCGAATGTCCTGATGCGACGGCGAGCTGCAGCGGCTGGCATCGTGTCTCGGGGTTCTGAAGGTGAGCCTTGATCACATCCAGAAATTCCATCTGCCATGCCCTGGGCCCGATGCTCTTGAAGTTCTCCGACTCCCATGGGAAGACGTACTTGACGAAGCCGACAGGATCGAGCGAGAAGCTTCCTATATCCGCTGCCAGTTCCAGTTCGTCTGCGGTCAGGCTACCCTTCACTTAGCTCGCTGCCTCATTTTTCTCTTGACATGCCCAGAATCACCAAAACAAGAATTAATCCAACATCTTGTGCCTGCGGCTAGCTCATACCACAACCTATAGTGGTTACCATGTAGATAACCACCAAATAGCCGAAATGCTACCCTCATGCTCGGTATCAAAGCACGCTGTTGCTTTTGCCTTTGTCTTTTACTTCCCGGCTCTCTTACGCGCTGCTGCAATAGCATCTGCCAGGTTCATCGTCAGATTCGCCTCGACAGGCTGTGAAACCTTGCCTTCAATACGGTCAGCAGCTTCGCGAACATACATCACGCCAGCCATTCCACCCTTCATGATCGAGCGCGATATCGACTGCTCAAACTGAGCCACCAACTTCGGATCGTTCATAATCCGCTCGAATATCTCAGTTACAGGCTTTTTCTTGGGACGGCCGCCGGGATTCCCGCTCTGTCCAGGCTTGAACTTCACCCCATTTTTAGGGGGAATTCGCTTCGGTCTGATTGGTGTCTGTTCTGAGACGCCCACGCATCACACCCTTGCCGATTCTTCAGCGGCGAATTCTGCCACAAATAATCTGAATTAATTTGAAATAACTATTGACAAACTACTGTTGTTATTCTAATCTGTATTTGTAAGCAAGGAGAGACAACATGACAAACTCAATCGAGATCGGAACCGCAGTAAAGCTAAACGAGTGGGCAGTATCCAACGGAATCGGCAAGCGCTTCCACGGCCTCACCGGAACGGTTGTCTCGTCCAACTCTTATCTAAACAACGGCTCCCATGTTGATACCTTCACTGTCGCCTTCTGCGAGAGCGGAAAAAGCTATGGACGCAGGTTCGAAGAAACAAAGGATGCCTTCGAGTTTGCGGGTGTGATAGAAAGCAAACGCCACGAAGACGAGATGTGGGAGAAAAGCAGCCAAGCACTCAATATGTGGTCCTGCTAATGAACGACCACGATCAAATCCGCGAATGGCTCCGCTCTCTCGATAAAGGGGAGCGGAAAGTCGTTAAGTCAGTTGTTGCAGCTTGGGATAACGAAAAGCGTAAGACTCACGCTGGTGGGCGTCCTAAAGTCCTGCATACGTGTAACAGGTGCGGCGGCCAGTTTGGATCTCGTGACATCGTGAAAGCCTGCCCGAAACACTAGCCAGCTGCCTGTTCAGCGGCGAATTCCCTTGCAAACTTATGGGCTTCCCATACTAGTGTTCCCGAGTTGGTATTTGCCTTCTCTGCGCCGATTGGTGGCACGAACATGATTCCGGGCAGTTCCGCATACTCAAGGGGCTCACGGAGTTTGGCTTGCTCATTGCGCGAGCTGATTTGCTCAGCGATCGTAAGATCCCGCACGCTTTCTCCTACGATGACCCAGGCAAAGGCGCAGTTCTCTATTCCCTTTAGGGCATGTCTGTAGCGAATGAAATATCCTCGGGATACGTTTAGAACCGTATGACTGGAAGCCATTATTGGTGACCTACCCTCGCTCCTGAGAATCGATCTATCTTTCCGGGCCTGGTTTCAGTCCGGCATAAACCACCTGCGAAGAATCTCGGATGTTTGTCTGTCGCCGCACTCTCATAAACAGATCCCTGACCGCCGTTAGCTAGAGAGTCGGAACTTCTGGCCATGACCAGGCCTGAGTTTTTCCTTATTCTGATGGTTCGATCATCCAGAACGTCAGCAAAGCCTTCAGCCATAATGGCGAACGCCTGTCTGGGCTTCACATAGTAGATGACATCGCCGCTACCTTCCTGCAGAACACCAATCCTTTTATGGCTAGCCACTAAAGAGTCCTTCGGTATCGGTTACTGCAGAAAGTCTGACGTTTATCCTGTGTCAGGCATCAGGTATTGCCCCAGGGGAGTTTCGCCTGCCGGACGCCCGGCGTGAACATACGGCAGGCTATACGGGAGATTTCTCTCTTGGAGAGTTTTGCATTGCACTGGTATCTGGGCAACAGGAATTCTCTAATGCCATAGATAGCCGCTTCTCTCGTCTGCGGTATTCGCGGATGATGAGTTCTTCGACTGTGGCGGCGAGTGAGTCCTGGCCTGCGATTCTGTCGAGCATTTCGTGGGCATCGACGGTTATGGTGACGGTGATTTTAGTCACGTCCGCGGCAAGTTTTCTTCTTCGGCTGAATCTCATCGTGTCACGCTCATTCCGTCATCGCAGACATAAGTCTTTCTCTCAGGAGTCACTATTACTAGAGCATTTCCGCCAGCCATTCCACTCGCAGAGTTGGCTCCGACTATTGCGACCAGTTTGCAATGGTGGGCAGCGCTGTAAACCTGCCATCGCTGTTCGTCCTCATGCATGGAGTAAACGCAGATGGCAAATACTGCGACAGTTCCGATGGCAATCCACTTGATCATGCGATCTCCTAGAACGGTGGCAGATCATCGTCCGTGATGTGCTGCCCGTGGACGTTTGCTTCAGTCTCGGGCTCCTGCTTACCCTTGCCGCCGATCAGGGTGAGTTCATTGACAAGGATTTCGGTTTTGTACTTCTTCTGCCCTGATTCCTTATCGTCCCAGCTTCGAGTTTGGAGTTTGCCTTCGATGAATACCTGGCTGCCCTTCTTGACGTAGTCGCGGCAGAGTTCGGCAATACGGCTGAAGGCAGTCAGTGCGTGCCATTCGCTGACGTCTGTATACGTGCCGTCGGGCCCCTTGCGGCGGTCGTTGGTTGCAAGGGTAAGGTTTGCTATCAGGGCTCCACCGGCAGCGGTGCGGATCTCTGGATCTTTGCCAATGTGGCCCATCAAAATTACTTTGTTGATTCCCTTACTCATTTGATTTTCCTTTGCAGTCTGCAGATTTCTTCGTGGGTGTTGTCTAAGTGGTTGAGGATGACGCTGCGGTTGATGAAGAGCAGGATGATGGCGCAGGCTTCGAGCAGGCAGATCATGCCGATGAGCCAGATCATGCCGCTTCCCTTGCTTCGATACGAACACCATCAAAACTGGCATATAGCTTCCTGGCTACAACCGAGACAACCTGCGCGTCGTCGTGAAACAGAATTCCAGTCAGAGAATCGAGCGTGCTCCGGATACATTTATCGACGTCGGGAGTTACAACCATTCCCCTGCGCTTCTTCGGCATACTCTTCGGCGGAACGAAGAAGAACGTAATCTCAAGGCACAGCGGAACGTGTTTTTTGGCCCAGGGCTGCATCTTGCCGTTGCGGATGAGGGTTTGCCTAGCCTGATTGCTCAGAGCGCCCCTGTAAGCCCGTAATCGCTTTCCGCCGGCATTGCTTGATGTGCCTATGAAGCGAGCCTTGCCGCCGATCAGCATGGCGCGGCCTGAGCCTTGTGGTGCGGCGCTGATGCCGTGCAGCGTGATCTCAATCATTTGCCTGTCCTTCGGGCTGCTCAGTTCCATCAGGCTTCTGATCTCCGAGTTCGCGATCGCTTCGCTTGGCATCTCGTTCCTTTCGTACCTTGGTGCAGAAGTTACAAGGGCAGGTTTCGCAGTAGCCTCTTGTCATAAGTTCTCCACCATCTGGATTCGCTCGCCTATCCAGCGAACAACCGGAACGGCAAAGGAGTTACCGAGTGCCTTGTATCTGGGCCCATCTGCTGTCTTGTCGCTGATCTTTGTGTAGTCGTCGGTGAATCCCTGTAGGCGTTCGCACTCGCGGGGAGTCAGACGCCGCACTGCCATTCCGAACTGCACAGCCTTGGGGTTCTTGGCTTGTAGTGTGTCGCTCAGGTCATGCTGCCAATGCGGAGTGCTCATCTGCGCACCGAACGCCACCGCATGTTGGCTTCCCTGATCGAGCGTGTACATGCTGCCGTCATCGCTTACGCCAAGGCCATTCTGATCCTTGCCGCGTGTTGCGTTCTGGATAGCCACCGCCATCCAGTTGCCGCTGTTAGCGTGACTCTTATCGAATCCACCAGCGCGAAGTGTGGGAGTTAGCCCTTCCGTTGCATCGGCTCCGTAATCCTTAGCGGAGAAAGCGGTAACCAGCGGCGTTCCCCTCCCCGTACCGTCCTCGCTGGCATCGAAGCCCTCGCCGCGGAGGGAGTGGGCAATCAGCGTCTCGCAGGTGTCCACATCCGTTCCCGGTGGCCGATCTCCGCCCGTCCGATTACCTCCAGCTCGCAGCGTAGGTGCTACATGGACGCAGCTAACATCTCCGGTACTGGCGACAGCTTGACGGGTTCCGCCTTGTCCACCTCGAAGCAGTGGGCCGAACTGGTCATCTGAGACGTTGCACTCTTCGTCAATGCCAAACGTAAAGCCTCCGGTAGCCGCTTGCCCCGTTTCTCTGCGCGGCGCAGGATGCCCCGACATGCTGTTGCGCTCAAAAAGTACCGCTGCGGCACGTCGCCAGTCTCCAAGATGTCCGACAACGAAGACGCGACGGCGGCGCTGTGGAACTCCGAAGTGTTGAGCGTTAAGAACTCGGTAGGCGACCCCATACCCGAGTTGCCCCAGGAGTCCGAGAAAGGTTCCAAACGCCCTTCCTCCATCAATCGACAGGACGCCGGGGACGTTCTCCCATACCAGCCATCGGGGCCGTAGTCTGCCAGCAAGGTTAGCAAACTCGATGGTGAGCTGACCACGCGCTCCGTCCATTCCCGCTCGCAGTCCGGCGACTGAGAAATCCTGGCAAGGTGTTCCTCCGACCAGAAGGTCGATTGCTCCTCTCTGGAGATTTGCACCCCACTCGGCGGCACTATCACCACATAATCCCCGCCCTGATTCCCGCCGACCTGAGATGTCATCAGAGGCTGCGCCACATCCACCCGCCGCGCCTTGTAGTCCTTGCCGCTGTTCATCGGCATGATTGAGAACAGTTGCAATTCGACTAAAGTCTCCGACATTAGGAACCTCCGGGTAATGGTGATTGAGAACTGACGACGGGAACTTCTCAATCTCGGCAAAGAACGAAGCATTCCAGCCCATCGGCTCCCATGCCGCAGATGCTGCCTCGATTCCGCTGCAAACCGATCCATAGGTCATGCCGATTTCCCCAGAAGAATTCGCCTTGCGGCATCGTCCTTGCACTTCAAAAGCTGATTCAGCATGCGCGGAGTCATTCGCGTGGTAGCCTTCGCAGTGATGCCGATCTTCCTGCGGTACTCGCGGCGCGCTTCCTTCCGCGACTGACGATCCGCAAAACTCTCAGCCCACTCTTCACGCAACGTCTGGGCATTCGCCTTCACGGCCTGAGACTCGATCAGGCGACAGTCAAGGCAGGACTTCAGGCGAGTGATGGGCTTCTGGCAATGCTTGCAGGGGTAGGTAGTCATGCGGCCTCCTGGTGCGATTGGTGATCCTTGGCGAACGCGCAGCGTTTGCAGTAGCCGTCTGCGTCTGGTTCGAACGGATGGTTTTCAGGGGTTTTGGCGATACCGATTACAGCCTTCGCAGAACGTCTTGCCCCCCGGGGGGTAGGGGGGGTATTTAACATGTCCTTGTTATTGTTATTGTGTCCAGATACTGGACGGACTCTGGACGGAGTCTGGTCAGAGTCTGGAAAAGTCCTGCCTTTTCTATTACTTACTGCCTTCGCACGTAGCCATTCTGTACGTTGTTTGGCACTAAAAACATGCCCATTTTCATGTAAAAACAACGGTAAAATCTCGACTCTGACCAGACTCCACTCAGACTCTGTACGGACTCTGGCCAGAGTCTGGAGAAGTCTCTCATTTTCAGGTAGATACCCTTCCGCAGACTCCCACTGGCACATAATAAGGCTGTGATACGCCCGATACGCCGCATCCGACAAAAGTTGGATAGCAGGAGAGCTATTCCACTTCTCTATGTCGTGCGGATACCACTTACGCCAGGTCGCTGCAGGCATCACTGCACCCCTGACTTCGGCTCGTCCAACCGCCAAACCCTGTTCACCCGAGCGTGATTCGACACCCGCGTCGACTTGCTCCAACGGCCCGTAAACCTGAACTGCGAGCCCCTGAACAACGACCCTGCAGCATTGCCGATGTTCTCCGGCTTGAGCCCACGCTCAAGCATCTCCAGGTACACGTCGTCGTAAGTCACTTCCCCTCGGGTCTTGCAGATCCGCACGGCTATCGCTCGAGCCTCGTCAAGCAATGCCTCACGCGTACTCGCTGCACGAGCTATGCCGTGATCGCGGAAATGTTCGGCAACAAACAAGCTGAACTGCGGCTGGACGGCGGCTGGCTTGGTTCTGGGCATGGGCTTAGTTCACCTGCCCGTTGGTTTTCAAGAAAATAACGTCTTCCCTCGTGATGACCTTCGTTCCAGTCAACTTAGTGAAGGCGTTGGCTATCTTTGTGGCCGTCTCTACGGATGTCGAGTAGATCCCTAGCTCAATCTTTCGGTAGTTGCTGCGATCTATCCCGGCTACCGCTGCGATTACGCCAAAGGAGAACTTATATTTCTCTCTGGTTGTCTTGAGAAGATTTACTGCTTTCATCTCCTCTTTTTGGGGCAGAGCGTTGGGATGGTGATATCCAGGCTTAGGACGCTCAACCACAACACAATACCCAATCCTTCGCCACCCATCGACAGCCCCAAAGGAGATCCGCGCCCACTTCTGAACGCGAGGCTGCCATCGCCATGCCCGGGGAAGACGCTGAGATCTCTTAATCTTGTTTTGGTTCAGTACAGGGCTGAGACGGTCGAACCACTCACGTTCCTTAGACTCAAGAAGATCCTCGGGAAACTCCGCCCACGTCGCTCGATCGAATTTGCCTGTGTGGTTGTGCCAGCCAATTCTGAGGTAGAGATTCGTTGAACTGCCGACGTAAATGCATTCCTGGCCGCTCCAGAGCGCATATACGCCTGAACGGTACTTTGGGATCTGATTCATGTCGCTGGCGGGCAGAGCGAGATAATTATCTGAATTTTGGGTAGTTGGCATATTTATTTTTCGGTTAGACATCGGGTTTTGTCGTCACTTTGCAATAGGGCTTGTTGCTTCAAAACGAGGGGTAAAACTCACCGCCACTTCCTCTAACTGATGGCCAGTAACCTTATGCGGCTTTGGCTCTCCTGGTTGCTGTCTTGGCAGCCTTGCCGCGCTTCTGGTGCTGACGGAAACCACTGTTGTCTTTCTTGTAGGTAATGACCTTGGTTCCAACCAGTTGCGTAAACGCGTCGACTATATTAAGGGCGACACCTTCAGACGGTTTGTATTCCCCCAGTTCAAGCCTTTTGTAGTTGTTGCGATCCATCCCGGCAGCCTTAGCCACTGCGTATCTTGAGAGCTCGTATTTGGCTCGCGTTTCAATCAGAATTTCGACCATGTAGCCTCCGCCGCCGTAGTATAGCCTACAACTACGTTGAAACTACAAGACTAAAATTTACTAGTAGCATTCCTGACTACGGAAATGCATAATCAATGCATGGATTTCGGCAACAAATCGCTTGAAAATATTGTGGGCAGGAATGTAAAGAGACTACGGATTGAGAAGTGTTGGTCCCTGGAGGAACTGGGGGAGCGATGCGTGCCGCGCTGGGATAAGGCGAACATCAAGCGAGTGGAGGATACGGGGAAGGGATTTTCTCACAGCAGCCTGAAGAGAATCGCAGACGCCCTGAATGTGGAGGTGTCACATTTATACGATCCGAGAGCCGCATTCAACGTTCGCGTGGTTCCCCTGAATGTCTATACTGCCGATATGATCAGGCGCGATGCCGCCGGGGTTCTCACGATCGATCATCCAGCTCATGAATTAGGCGGTCAGAGCGAGATATACCTGACAGATGGGAGCTTCGCAGAGGATGCCTTCGTCTTCGTCATAAACGACGATGCCATGCGTCCACGACTAAAGGTCGGCGACAAGGTTGTTGTCGAACCGGGGCTCATTGCTAAGCCTAAAAACCTGGTTATTGCAGCGATTTACAGGACCAAGACGCAGAAATCCGAAGTGGTGGTGCGCAAATATGCTGACCGCACTGAAGGTTTCGCACTGCTCCCTGAAGATGACGCTTTCCGCACAGAGAATCCACTCAATGACGGGATAAGCATTGTCGGGACGGTGGTCCTGGAGATTGCAAGAAGCCGCGAATAAACTGCTATTTCTTCTTGGTAACTCGGGGATCTCGGTACGAGATCCCTATTTCTTTTGCCTGCTCCAGATATGCCTGCCGCAAACATGCTGAACGAGATAAACCCTTTTCATTGGCAAGCTGGTCGAGGATATCCAGTTCCTGCAAATTAATCAGAACCGGCACTCTTACGATTCTATTCGTAGACATCATGATCATCTTTGTTCTAGTGCACTTGTCACATAAACACCTAATTTATGCACAGGTTAGGCACAGGTTAAGCGTATAACAGGCTATACATGCAGTCCCGGTGGGACTACTATGTCGGCTACGCGACATTGCCGTTCTGCAACATTTCCCCATAAAGCTGTGCGGGCACCCAGTATCGAGAAACACCTGGAGATACGCATCCATGTTTGAAATCCCACCGGCACAATCCGGCATGTTCCCTATTCTTCAACCGTCTGATTACACCAACGTTATGAACCAGGCAGGCAGCTTCACCGTCAATGCCGGGCTCCTCTACTGCATCCGCGATCGTCACTGCGGCCCTGGCCTTGCTTATCAGCTGGCCAAGCACCCTGAAGAACGCGAACGGCTCCTCAGAAGACCTCCATCCTGTTGTGACAAGAAATAGAAAATAAGGTCACGACGTACCCTAAAAATAAATACGACAACGGCGTTCATACTACTTGACACTACGCATGTCGTGGCGCATAGTTGTTTCTAGTACGTAGTATTCCTGACTACGGACGGAGACACCTATGACCACGACGAATGCAGTCCACCTTATCGATCCCACCGCAAGAGTCTGCACCTGGGGCAGCGAACGCGACGGCCTAGCCTACTGGGTCAAGGGCGCAGGTTGGGAGACGAAGCTTACCTATAGCCCTGAGCGTGCGTGGGAGCTCGCTGTCGAGATCCTTGCCGCAATGACGGTGGTGGCGTAATGAGCCAACCCATCTGGAACGGCACCTGCGACAACTGCCACGAGGACATCTACGGCAGCCGCTTCGATTGCCGCAAGGGCGAGTTCCACCCGGAATGCGCCGCCGATCTTGGGCTTATCTGTCACACATGCCACCGCGATGAGTGTGAGTGCCCCGAAGTTCTGAATGAGATCGCGCACAAGGAGGCAGCATGAAGTATTCAGTCGAAGTCACCATCACAGCGCAATGCACATACACCGTAGAAGTCGAAGCTGACGGCGATTACAAAGCAGAGCTTGAGGCTGGCAGCCGCTGGCGCGACATGCTCCCTGACGACTTCCAGGTTGATCGTGGATACCTGACAGACGAAGAGTGCGAGGTAACGCAGCTCTCATGGGAATGCGATGAGTGTGCCGACGATTGCAGCGAAGCTGAGTACTCACGCACTGGCGGCCTGTGTGACGCCTGCGATCGCAAGTTCAATGCAGAGTACGTCGACACGCGGGAGATCGCATGACACGCACATTTGATCCGCAATGCTACGCACTGGCGCTTGACTTCTGCCCTGAAGGTGCACCGGCAGAGAGGGTTCGGCACCTGGCCGCAACCATCCAGGACGCCATAGAAGATTGGCTCGATTGTGAGCAGCGCTGGCTTGATGCAAAGGAACTGGCTGGGGACCAGACACTGCCATGACCTACATCGTGGAGTTCGCCAATTGCAACCCCGGCGCCTTCGTCATGCTTAGCGGATTCGTGATCCTTGCCGCCTGCGCAGCATTCCACGAGATCACTTTTACCGACTCGATGTTCGACGCTGAGATGGACGAGATCGAAAGCCACCGCGATATGACGCATCGAGACGTACTGATGCAGTACGAAAACGAAATGAGGACGAAATGAGCACCGTACAGAAGCAATTAGTAGGCTCGCTCGCGCTATGCGATGACGAGAGCAAGACGACAGCAATGGTTCCACGAGCACGAGATCAGGAATTTACCCGCGATAAGGTTGATCTTATTAAGAGAACCATCGCAGTCGGCGCCTCAGACGACGAACTAGAGCTATTCCTGTACACCGCCAGGAAGACGGGCCTGGACCCGTTAGCGCGGCAGATATACGCCATCAAGCGCGCTGGCAAGATGACGATCCAGACAGGGATTGATGGTTATCGCCTGATTGCCGATCGCACCGGGCAACTCGCAGGCATCTCCGATTATGTCTTCGACAGCGAAGATGGCAAGTTCCCGAATCGCGCATCTGTCACGGTAAAGAAGATGGTCGACGGCCACATTGCAGAGTTCACCGCTACAGCTCGCTGGACTGAGTACAGTCAACTGCAGAGCCCGATGTGGCAGAAGATGCCCTATCTGATGCTAGGCAAGTGTTCGGAAGCCCTGGCGCTGCGTAAAGCCTTCCCTGCCGATCTGTCAGGCGTCTACACCGCGGAAGAGATGTCGCAGGCTGATGTTCCTTTGGCAGCGGCGCAGCCGGTGATGTCGATGGATGATTACGCCAGCCATGAAGAATCTATCGCAGCCGCGGTTGATATGTCCGCTCTGCAGAAAGCCTTTGCCGCGGCATATACCGTAGCCCGCGACACACGCGATCAGTCAGCGATGAAGGCATTCATGGAGTTGAAGGACAAGCGCAAAAAGGAGCTCGCATGATGCGAACCATCACTTGTGAGCAGGGATCTACCGATTGGCTGTTGCAGCGCCGAGGCCGCATCACTGGCAGCCGCATCAAGGATGTTTTGAAGATCGGGGGTCCGGCGAAACGTGACGATTACAAGCGGCAGCTCGTCGCAGAGCGCACGACTGGCGAAATATCGAGCCGGTATGTAACTACCGAGATGCAATTTGGCACCGAAAACGAGCCATTCGCACGCGCCGAATATGAGATTGAATCTGGCAATCGCGTGGATGAGGTTGGCTTCATTCTGCACCCACAATACGACTTCACCGGCTCAAGTCCTGACGGGCTGGTCGGATCTGAAGGCGCCGTAGAGTTCAAGGTCCCGCGCTCCGAGAACCACATCAAATGGATTGATGCTGGCATTCTTCCGCCAGAGCATGAACCGCAGTGCGCCTGGGCGCTTGCCTGCACTGGCCGCGAGTGGATCGACTTCATATCTTTTGATCCACGCCAGAAGCGGTGGCCACGCCTGTTCACCGTGCGCATGTTCAGGGATGAAGAACGCATTCAGCAGATAGAAGCCGAGGTTGTACGGTTCCATGAAGAGATTGAGTCCATGATTGCCAAGCATTCCGTAAAGACTGAGCCGGTTGAGCAGGCGCCGGAATTAGGCGATTGGGCTGCCGCCTTCGAGCCGCTGATTCCGTAACGCTGAAAGGGGCTAACCATGAACGATAAAGCGGCGAGTGTGAAGTTGTTGGGTAATGCCCAACTGAACTCGGAAAAAGCAGAACGGGGTTCAACCGAGAAAGATGGAGGGAGCAGTCGCGGCCCCAATGACCCCGCCAATAACCAAGGCAGTGGCGAGAGGGAGTTGCCGCCGCGCCCTGAAACGTGCAACGAAGTTGTGTTGGATTACATGGACACACTGGAGGCCAAGCTAAAAGCCGCCCTCGCTGCTAATGCTGATTTGGAGCGGGAATATCTCGATTTGAGGGCCGGTTATGAGCTTCACGTTGCGCTTTTAGAAGAGGCTGAAGCTGCTAATGCTGCGGAATATGAGAGGCCGGAAGCGAAGGTTAGCGACATTGAACTGGACGCAATGGTTTGTTATGGAACATCCACCGATGAGCAGTGGGAGATGGCCAAAGAGCTTCAACAATACCGCGCACTGAAATCGAGGTCGAAATGAGTAATCAGGAATCGTTTGAGATTTGGTATAAGGAGTTTGATTTTGACGGCTCACTATCGGATAAAGAGTTATCTCGTGCAGCATGGCAAGCTGCATCCTCCACGAAGAGCGATGTGGAGCGGAGAACACAATGCCGTAGTTGTGGCAGCGAAGATCCTAAGACTCGATATGCGCTGTCGGATGAAAGTGGTTTTTGTGATGGGCCGTTCCATGAGGATGTGGAGCGGGAGTTGCAGATAACGCGGAGGGCATTGGAGATGGCTTGCTCCATGAATCCAGTAACACTTTTGGCGAGAGCCGAAGCAGCCATCGCCAAGGCCGAATCGGAGGGATTGTGAGTGAACTACTTGAGTGGCAATGCGTGAATTGTGACGCGATCTATGCGGAGTATGTCAATGGTTGCCCTAAGTGCTGGGCTAATGGAGAACGTCTGTCGAAGGTTCAACTCCAAAGGCCGATTCAGCTAAAGGCCGAATCCCAACCGGAAGCAAGCACAGTAACCCGCAAGGAGGGCAGGTAAATGGGGGAATCGGAGAGCAAGCAGACGTATACGACAACTTTGGCGGCATAGTAGGACGTTCTTTGTAATTCTCACAGCAATGGATGCTTTGATTGATATAAGGGGGGGCAGATGGGTGAAGTTCAGCAGATACGAGCCTTAGAAGAGCCTTGGGTTGACGCAGGTACGGCTGCCAAGCACTTTGGCTACAAAACAGCGGCAGGCCTGAGAGCAGCAGCCAGGGCTGGGTTCATTCCCAGGACGGCGGCCAGCCAGTTTGGCTTCGGTCCCAGAAAATATTGGCGCTTCAAACTCAGCGAACTGGAAAAGGCATATCAAAAGCAGGAGGCTTCATAAGTGCGCAAGAGTTACCAAAAAGGCAGTGTCACGCTCAAGGAACGCGCATCCCTGCCCGACCTATGGCTGCTCCGCTATAGAGAAGGTGGAATCAGAAAGTCCATCGAGCTGGGCACTGTCAAAGAATTTCCCACCAAGTCCGACGCGGAGCAGGAAGCCGACAGGCACCGCATCAAGATAGCCTCCCTCGGCGGAACCAAGACGATCGGCGCTGCGATCGACAGGTATCTCGAAGAAGCTACGAACGTCAGGCCCCATACGGCAACCACCAAGCGATCGAACCTTTTCCCGTTCCGGCAGGACTGGGCAGAGAAGTTCCCTGCCTCAATCAACATCATGGAACTGGAGAAGTGGATTAACGGGCTTGAGACTCGGCCAACGAAGAACCTTCCATCACGCCCCTATTCGAAGCGGTCAAAGCTGCATATCAAGGCTGAGATTCACTGCCTCTTTGAGTCAATCATGCGCTGGGGCGATATGGAACTTGGCCGGAACCCCATAACTCTTGTCAGGGTCAAGGGTGTACCTAAGAAGACGCGCCATGCCACAATCATCACCGTCGACCAGTATCAGAAGCTGCGCGAGATCACAGATCCGCACGTCTCCATGATGATCATGCTGTCGATGTGTCTGGGGCTGAGAGTCTCAGAGGTCCTCGGCCTGAAGTGGGAGAATATCAACTTTGCCAGTTCGGTGATGTCGGTCGAAGGGTCATCAGTGGGTAAGCATCAGTCAGACACAAAGACCCTGGCATCGAATGACGAGCTTCCCCTGCATCCGCAGGTCCTCGATGAATTGAAGGCGTGGAAAGCGACTTACCCTTCAATGAATGGCTGGATATTCGAAAGCCTCAAGACAGGCAGGCCATTCCACAACGGCATCATGCAAAAGAAACACCTGGTGCCTGCGGGCTTGAAGCTTGAGCCAAAGATTGCAAGTCTGGGCTGGCACGACTTCAGGCATACGTACCGATCGATGATGCGCGAGCTCGAATTGCCTATTGAGGTACAGCAACGGCTTATGCGGCACTCGGACATTCGGACGACTACTGGATACGGCGGCAGGAAGATGGAGCTGCGAGCGCCTAATGCGGAATTGGTGGAGTTCGTGAGCAAGAGGAAGAAGGCATGAGCGAAGTCTGCGAGCACGAGGGGAAATATCACAAACAGGGATTCGTTTACGTGGCCAACAGGGACGGCTGTGATGAGCTAAAGGTTGGCCTCAGCAGTAATCCTGAATGGCGAATAAAGTATTACTCTCCAGGTTCCAAAGCCAGACTGCTATGGTTTGCTGAAGTTCATTGCATGCGATGTGCTGAATTGGGCGCTCACTATACTCTGCGGGATAAGAGGATTGGAGCCGCCGGTACTGAGTGGTTCTCGGCATCATTAATCGAATGCATGGAGGCAATAGCCTATGCAGTGGTTAAACAAACAGAAGTAGCAGCTTTCAGACAAGGGTTCGACTATTGCAAAAACACGGCAGGACCAGTCGGACATCTGGTTCCTCATGCAGGCCTATTGCGGCATGTGGCAGGCGTTGCAGACCAAGCCTAAAAAGGTAAAACAACTGCAGGTTGCAGCCGCCAAAACTAGCAGGGTCCAACTGGGGGCCACGAGCGACGTAAATTTACGAAACCTAATGAAATTGGGTTGTTTTGGGGCCACGAATAAACCGCAAAAAGTGCCATTTCATTGGGGTTTTTGCTATAACATCTGACTTCGAACCAGAGGGTCGGAGGTTCGAGTCCTTCCGGGCGCACTTAGAATCAACAAGTTACGAGAAACATAAAAAGGCAAGGGGCCAACTGGGGTCCACTTACCGAAAGCCTGAAAAAATAGGCCATTTTGGGCACAAGAAAAGCGGGGCCATCTCTGACTCCGCCATCCACTCTCCACTTACTCTCCACTTTTTACTCCCCACTCTCCACTTTGAAAAAAGCGGAGCCATCTTGCCCTCGAATATTTGTCGGGTGGCTATTTCAGCGCAATAGCGGGTGATACGGGAAGCCCCAGCCGCCGGTGAGCAGCGAAATCAGCGCCACGAGGAAGATGATTGCTATTAAGACGTTCACAATCCAGCGAAATTCTGCCGGGATGGGAATCAGGTTCAGGATCCAGTAGAAGACCGCCAGGACGAGCAACAGGATCAGCAGCGAAATTAACAAACTTAGCATTGGATTACCTCACACTTTAGGTTCGGAGTCGTTGGCCTTCTCGGACATTCCCTTTTTCACCATCAGCGTGACGCCTGAGCCGATGATCGTTGTCCCTGCTGTACTGTCCATGCCGTACTGCTTCGTCAGTAGAAGCGTGGAGCAACCTATCAGGATGACGATGATCGCCCACATCTGATCGCTGAAGCTGTTGACGGATGCGACGATCTCCTGGAGGCTTGGCTTCTGCCGGATGATGGTCCAGAGGAAGACGGCGGCGACGGCTATAGCTATCCAGGCGACCGGGTGAAATCCCATCACGATGCGTCTCCTTCCTGCAGAAACAATTCCTTCTCAGCCACGCGCCGGTTCGTCAGTCCTTGGACCGGCTTCCCGCCGGCCTTGTTCCAGCGAAGGAACTCTTCTGCGGCCTCGGCATACTTCGCTTCGTTCAATCGCCTGAGCAGCGTTGATGTCGAGAATGCCGTACCGCCGATGTTGTAAACCAGGCTGACGAGCGCATCGAACTGGTTCTGGGTGATCGAGACTTTGACGTTCTTATTTACGGCAGCTTCCGCCCATTGCAGATCAGTGCGCAGATAGTCCTCGGCCTGGTCGACGGTACACATGTCGTCCTGGCTCACCGGGATGCCTGCAATCTTCGTTGAACCGTAGCCGATGGTAAGGATTCCCACCGAGTCACGGTAGGCATGCGACCTGAAGCCCTCGAAAGTTTTCAGCAGTTTTATTCCGGCATCAGAGATAAACATGATATTTATGTCCTAGAACGCACAGGGGGGCCACCATGACCGACGAATTGATCGAAGAAACCGTAGAAGCTCCAGTTGTCGAGCCTGCTGTCGAAGAGGAAGTTGTCGAAGAGGAAGAGACTAAGGAAGAAGAGGCGGAATAGTTAGCTTCCGCCCCACTTAGTCACTCCAGCAGCAGTTGATATTCCCTGGTCGGCTATGAAACCAGGGACACCGCTCGGATAGGTGCTGCCGCCATCTGTGCCAGTTGCTGACACTGTTGTCGTTACGTCGCGGCACGTCAGTCCAAACGTGGCATTAATGGATATTTCAAAAATATCAAAGTCGTGCCCACCATTGGCGACCGGGCATCCTCCAACTACCTGCGATACCCCGGCACCATTCCCGATGATAAAAATCGCTCCCAGGTTAATCAGATAGCAATAGGCGTTTCCACTCGCTGGCGTTCCGCGAACGCATGGAGATGTGTATTGTTGCTGCGCCGAATTACCCCTGCCAATGATGCGAGATGACTGCGCTGCGCTGAATGTGCCACCGGTATAGAAGGCACCACTGAACGATCCGGAAGTTGTCGGGACAGCCGCAGTTCCTGTCTGCGAAACCGTCGATGTGAATCCACCGACGATCGGCGTCGTCCAGGGAGCTGTAAGCACTCCGGTTCCTGTGAAACAGTCGGTATAGGTTCCGCTGATGCCTGAGCATGTTGGCGCCACAACAGACGGCGCATGCGGCGGACCAGAAGGCGTGTACTGCGGCGAAGGTCCAAGGAAGAGTAGAAGGCTGGCGAAGGGAAGAATCATCGAGTCACCGCGTAAATCAAAGTGACTGCTCCGGGAGTAATGGTAGTTATGTTAATATTATTCACATGACCTTTGATTACATCGCTGGATTTTTTGATGGAGAGGGAAGCATTTCTATTAATCCGAAGGGCATTCCCAGAATCGTCCTTTATCAACTCACCAAGAATGAATCGGTTCTCATCGCAATCCGGGAATTTCTGGAAAATAACCAGATAAAGAGCCATTTCTATAGAGACAAAACGCCTCGGAGCGACACTTTTAAAGAAAGCTTAATGAGCACCGTGCACATATCTTCGATCGCCGATTGCATGGAATTTATGAGAATCATTTCTCCATTGCTCATCGTAAAGAAGGCAAAAGTTGATACTATTTTCGCCAAAGTCCAGGCTAGAGGATGGAGAACCCCGGAGTCCGTGGAAGCTAAAATGGCCGCCGCTGTTAATGATTACAACGAGGGTATGGGAGCCGGTCCAGCCGCAAGAAAGAATCATGTGCAGTGGAAGAATCTCCGTAAACGATTAGTTGAAATGGGGATTCCGATTAGACTTCGTGGTGAAGCGCAAAAGCTTGGATGGGACAGAATGAAAAGCGAGCACAAGAAAACTGCAATAGAAATTCTCAGGACTAACGCTCATCCCCGTTTCGATGGAAAATATATCGCTAACGAGTTACCGACCAGTTGAGTGTGAGAGCGCCGGGTGTTATCGAGGCAGAAGCCCAAGAGCACACATCGAAGTTCACGGCATTGGCAGTTGGGTAAGCAGCGATACTTAGTCCTCCAGTGGTCGCCGGAACATATCCAACCACAGCTTTGATCGACTGGTTCGGGTTCCAAATAATGGTGTCAGTCGATAGCACTCCTGTGGCTGTAACTGTCACCACAGTCGCACACGTCGCTGAGGCGATCGCAGATGTCCCTAACGTCGCCGTTCCTGACGCTACAAGGCCAGTCCCTGCGTTCAGCGTTGTGCCGCTCATAGTCAGGTTCGTCCCAATCGTCAGCTCGCTGTACGAGGCTCCTACACCAGCCGAGCCAGAACCAATCAGCTTCGAGTTTGCCGCGGCATTCTGGAACTTGCCGAGGGTGACGGCAGAGTTCGCAATGTTGGCAGTAGCCACCGCAGAGTTTGCCAGCGTAGTAGCCACACCCCCGGATGTAGTCACAGCGCCCGTCAGATCCGTGCTGGTGATCGCCGTAGCACTTGAGAACCGCGTCAGGTTTCCGGCAGCAGGTGTTCCCGTTGTAGTCACCGTTCCCGAACTTGTCGAGCCATTCGCCGCTGACGTCAATCTTCCCTTGGCATCTACCGTGATATTCGCATTGGTATAGCTTCCCGCTGCCACTGCCGTATTCGCCAGCGTAGCCGCCTGAGATCCGCTGCCTGGTCCTGCCGTTACATCTCCAGTCAGCTGCGTCATTCCACCGCCGCCGCCAGAGCCGCAATCGACTCCCGTACCGCTTACGCCTCCGAAAGAGTTCACGTGCAGGCACTGCGTCGATCCAGTGATATTCGACAACGTTACTGTTCCAGAGAATGTAGGACTAGCAGCGGGCGCTGCTCCAAGCGTCAGCAGATCGCCAAGGACAGCATTCCTGGCCGTCAGGCTCGATGTGCTGTATACAATCCCCGCTGTTCCGGGGAATGTCGCCCCGCCGCCACTTGCAGAACCGCCCAGAGTAAGCGGATACGGGCCGTAGACGACTCCCTGCGTCGTCGTGATCTTGTACCAATAGGTTCCCGATGCTGCCCAGAATCCCCACTTGCCTGCAAGGTTCGCCGGTGTAGCTGCCCCTGCGATAATCGGATTCGGCGAAGCAACCGTCAGCCCCTGATCCTGATATGTACTCGCTAACGTTCCGCAGGCAGAGTCCGTGCAGACCATAACCCTGGCGCCGGGAATAGCCAGCACCGGAGCATTTGCCCCAGCAGGCATATTCGTCTGCACCGTCGTGGCGAGGCTGTCGAACCGTACTCCCTGACCATAGACAGGAATCACACACAATCCCGCAAGTGCGGCGAGCAGCAGTCTTTTCATTTAGTGCTCCTGAATGGGAGAGTGTTATTGGGCAGGCTGGCAGCTGTATGTCGCAAACTGCGTCGTGCCTACCATCGTGTTGTTGTTCGTCAGAGAGAATCCGGTGGTGGTTGGGACGGTTGACCCAAATCCGTACCATGCAGCCCCGCCATATTGGCCGATCATGCAAATCTGTGCCGCTGGAGTAAAGGGCCAGACAACCGTGCCAATCGTGCCAAGCGTAAATGTCGATGACACTATTCTTAGAGTTCCCGCCTTACTGGTGCAGGAAAACCCTGGGGCACAGTCGAATGTAGTAATTCCCGCGCCTAGTCCAGTAGTCGTTACCGGCGTGGTTGCGGTGTACAGGTTTGAAGCGGTAATTGGGATTGTTCCGGAGTTATCCGCCTTCGATGCCTGAAGCCCGAGAGCGCCGCCGGGATTGACGACGAACGCCGGGAAGATGTTCGAGGCTCCTCCGAATTGGAATAATGCGATTCCAGTTGAGCAATGCCCACCCACCTGGTACACCGTTCCCGACTCTCGCGAGTACCCGCAGTGGTCGCTGCCCATCGTGAAGAGTCCGCTTGATGCTCCAGTCGTAGAACCCATCTCACCTGAAGACGCCAACGCAGGAACGCCGCCAGCATATAAGGAATTGCGATAGGGTGAGAGATTGCGAAACTGCATCCCTGCGCCCCTGTCCCGCGGATATCCCAGCGGCGACAGTTCGCTGATATAAGCATTCGCAATCGCCTGATGCCCTGCTATAGAGAAGTGAACGTTGTCGGCCTGCATATTGGCTGCATTGTTTGGGTCAAGCACTTCGGCCGATGACGTATCTATCTGCCTGATCTGCAGCCCGTCCTGCGCTAACTCTGATGCAACGGTGTGAATATGCTCGTTGTAGAGAGCCAGCGATGCATTCGATCCAATGAATCCAGCCGCATATCCGGCAGCGTTCATGCGTGGCACCTCTGCCGCAATGACATTAGGCATGATGATTCCACCAGATCCAGAAGATGATGCGGAGACGCCGAGGACATGCATTCCGCTACTCCCGGCACTGACCACGGTAAGAACGATGGTGTGATAGTCATTCGCGGCATTCAGGTTAGAGAGCCTGATACCAAGGGGGAAGTATGTCTGCCCCAATGCCGTTGTTGTTGTGGCAAACTCCGTCCACGTGTGATCGTCAAAGCAGACATTTTCGCCGCCAATACAAGGCTGCGCTATACCATCGACAGAAATAGTGAACTGGTTGGAAGTGTTATTGACCTGGTGGATGGCATAGACATAGGCTGTCTGGCCTGGGGGAGTAACGCAGGTAATTGCGGAGCCATTCGCGCCTGAAAACTTGATCGGAATACCGCCTACTGTGGCATTCGACCATGTACCGGCATAAAGGCAGCCTGGCAAACCCGAGCCCGGCTGTGCAAGCTGTGCCGGGATAAATTGCGCGTTCGGGATAGCAAGACGCGCCAGTGACGCCAGCGTGCAGGCATGGAACTCTATAACCTTGACGGCATTCGAGCCGTTGACGCGCATATCGTTATAACCGAGATTCCATGAGTAATTAGACCCCTGGTGTGGCGTCTCCTGAAATGCCAGTAAGGACTGATCGCCGCACATCGAAGAAGACACCGCTTTATTGAACAGGGTCCATCCCTGGTGAGCGGCAATCAGATAAACGTATCCCTGAGTTGTGGGCGTAGGAAGCCCAAATCCGACCGTATTCGAGTCGCCAAAGGACGTTAGGATATTGTTATTCCCGGCAATGACGTCCTTCAGGCCAAGCGTCTTCAGAACGAACTGGGTAGCAGGGGGGTCGGTAAGAACAACAGTGTCGGGCAGCGTGTCGACGGTCAGCACCTCGCTGCCGTTGTAGTTGAAAGAGCCGCCGCCGGATGTATTTACGTTGAAATCACTGCCAGGCGGCTGCGTAATTGTCTGATCGCCGCCAGGGTTCGCCTGAATCGAATTGGAGCCGGTAGTCGTTACGTTGTCGACGGTCCAGAGCGTGGTCCCAGACGTATTCTTCAGAACGAACTTATAGGCCGTATTCTTGGTGACCCAGATATCCGCCCCACCCTGCACGCTGAGAACGATTGGGTTCGTGTTAGGCACGGTTCCCCCGGCGTCCTTATATGTAGGCTTCGGGATAGTCGAGCCTGCCGTATACGAGAACAGAGCGCACCCGGCGCAGGGCGCCCCGCCTTGATCAACATAGGTCTGGTGGGGCTGCGAGATCGGCGTAACCGGACCCTGCGCCATACTTACGGCGCACAACAGCGCTACAGCCATCAAAAGCAGCTTCTTCATGGAAACATCCTTTATGTTGGGGGAAACTGCCGCTGATTGCTCCAGAGCAACGACTGGAGTCTGTATCAAGTGGAAAAATATCTAGTAGGGAGAAACCCTATGAAGAACACGATCAGGAATTTGCTCAAATCCCGCCATACCTGGTGCATATTAGTCGCCTACTTCGCTTTCCCGTTCATTCTGGGAATCAGCGTGGCCCGATGGATATTCGCATTCCAACTCGCTCAAGTTCTATGGTTCATTTACCAGCCGACGCATCAAGAGAAGAAAGACGCATTGGATCGCATGATGCAAGAGATTCAGGCTGATAAAGATTGGACGGAATCAGTCACATATACGCAGCAGCTTATAGAAGAGGCTAAGGCTAAGGCTTCGCAGCCTTCTTGCGAGCAAGATAGTCAACCATGGATTCGCCGGGACGTGGCTTAATCATTCTTCCGCTCATAATCTTTTCAGTAAACGCCGGGTTTGTTAGCTTGCCTGCTGCGAGGCGTTGCGTCCCCATATAGGCAGTTGGCCCTGCGACACCCTCCAGCACGGCGACAGGATTCCCAGTCAACACTCCGACTCCGGCACGCATCAATCCTGACCCCACGGCTCCGGCCTCGGTTGCCTTCTGTGCCACCTTCCCCGATCCGCTGGGGTTGCTGTCGAATGTCACCAGCTTCGATGTCCGCCCCAACTCATCCATAGCCTTGATCTGTTCAGGCGTAAGCACCCCTGCAAGCTGTTCCTTCTGCGCCCGCGATAGCCGAGCACCCAGGTTCTTGAGGTCCGGAAGATCATTGCCCGTCGGCCTGAGAAGACGATCCATCGTCTGACGTTGAAGCTGGGGCAGAAGCTCGGGAGACGCCGCGCCAATCTTTCGTGCAATATCAGGCGTTATGCTCGCAAGCGTATTGGCCGCGGTTAACCCATCCTTCGATCGCACAACGTGATAGAGTTTGCTGGTCGGATCGTCATACGTGGATTTCATCCACTTATAAATGTCATTGGCTTCACGGAAGTCCTGCCGGTTGGCAATATCTGCGCCTTTAGTCATGGCATCATCGACAGCGCTGGTCATCTGCTTCATCCAGCCCGTTGGCCTATCACCGATAAGGTCAGGGCTGCGCGTAATGTCCAGCATGTCGCTACGCAGTTTGTGCAGGTTCGACCACGTATCCGCGGTCTTGGCATCCGCAAGGTTATTAACGATCTTCCACGCCCTGGCCGCACCAGTGCTAAGCATCTCGGGGTGATCGGCATAATACCCCTTGTTCTCTTTGACTATCGCCTGAGCAGCTTCCTTGATTGAAGACGCATCGGGCCTGGTGGTTCCAATGTCCGCATCAAGCTTTTTGTAGATATCCCCAGCTGTGGCGTTCAGTTCCTGCTGATGCTGCACTAAAGCCTGTTTCGCCTTGTTGCCGAAGTCCTCGCGGCTCATATCGACCGGCGATGCTTCGTTCAGCAGCTTTTCAGAGTGCGCATGCAGGGCTTCGACATTGGCCGCATTGTTAGCCTCAAACTTAGACGAGCCAGCTAGTGAATGCTCAGTAGCCCACTTACCCGCCTTCGCAACAGGTGCATTCGTTGCCTGTGCCGTATCCAGGTTCACGCCTTGCGCCTTTGCTGCCTCGTAGCGCTGCCGCGGGGTTACCGTATCGCCTGGGATAACCTCGTCCAGCTTCGAGCCGCCTATGACCGCGGAACGCGCTCCACGATAAGCTTCTGGTGCAGCCTTCACTGCCCCAACGGCTCTACTTGTAATTGGGCTGGCCATTTCCCCTACAATCGTTCCTGCTCCGACATTGCCGATGGCGTTGCCAATGAACTTGCTCGGGTTCTCATATAGCGCGTTCACTTCGGCATGTGCCGTATCCAGGGGGTGCGCGATCATCTGCCCCATCGATGTGAGAGTGTCGATCGGATGCGCCACCGAACGCACGAAATCACCGCCGCCCTGCCCAACGTCTGCAATGAACGCCTTTACGCCATGTTCACCAGGCTGAGAGCCTTGCGTATTTGCGTTGAAGTTCGCTTTAGCCTTCTCCCATAGGCTGCGCGTGTCGGGACCTGTCTTCGGCACGAGTCCGGCAGAAATGTCGACCTGCTTGGGTACCAGTCCGGCGGATAGGTCGATCGGTGCGGCTGCCATTATTGCGTTACCTGATAGCCTGCAGCTTGCGCGGCCTTGACCGCTGCCTTTGGATCACCTTGCGGATTGGCTTTCTGCCATGCGCCGAGCGAGAATGCGTGAGAATGCGGCGCAGCCGGGGCTGGTGCTGAACCCGCTAAACCTGAAGGGTTCCCCGTCTCATTCGACCAGCGCTGAAGCGCCTGTTTCGCGGGAGCGCCGAGAAAGCGCGTCGTGAACGCATCCTCTGGCTTCGTAGGCTGATATGTTGTGTTCCACTGTTGCTCATCCTGCGAAATCTTAGATCGCAGCAGTTGGACGGATTTTGACCAGTTAGTGAGCAACTGCTGCCTGCTCATAGATGGGCTGAAGTCTTCCGCTGCCGCAGCTCGTTCACCTTCACCACCACCGCCCTGCACATACGCTGCAGTCAATTCGGGCGCCAGGCGATGAATAATCAGGTTGAAAGCCGTAGCCTTGTCATCTCCCGTCTCGATGCCATACTTATTCCCGAGCGAGCGAAGAGTTTTCAGTCCCGCATCGCCGTTTCCGAGTGCGTCAATAGCGTCTCGCAGCTCGTTTGCGTGGCCGAGTGCTGTACCGATGGCATTGATCGGCCGCGACTCCGGTCCAGAAGTCATCGACTCCACAATCTTATTTTTGGCGTTATATGCTGTCTGATCCCAATTAGGATATTTCTCTCCAACCATCCCAACCAGTTCTGGATGCTTGAGAAATGCTCGGCCAACGAGCGTGGGATTCATCTTGTACTGGCCAATCATGTCAACGATGCTCTGCTTTGCATTCGCAGGGCTGGAAGCGCTGCTGGATGGCAGGTTCGTGCCTGTAAGCGGTGCGTTAGACATGCCGCCTTGCGCCACCGGAACGCCCGCGGGTGGTGCAGCTCCACCACCACCCCGGCCCGTCATAGCAAGGCCAGACGGGCGGTTAGTGCTTACGCTGGAGATCCCGAGAGAATCGCTGGCAGTTGTCGACTTCGCATTGGAAGCTTCAAAGCCCTTAGCGAAAGACAGTTCGTCCGCAGTCAGCGGCTTGCCCGATGACTGCTTCGACAGGATGAAGCGATATTTGGCTTCTGCCGCAGGGCCCGTTGGGCCATATTGCAGTTCCTGTTCTTTTTTGCCCGTATCGGCAATCTTGCCCCGCCGTTCCAACTCCTGATCGAAATAAGCATTCCCCATCGACAGCGCCGGACCAAACTGCGCCAGTTCCTGCTTCGTCAGCGGCTTATTAGGATCGAGTGGCTGCTTGTTGTTCCCTGGAATCGCGTCATATTGTTGCGCAATCTGCGACCAGTTCGCCGCCAGCTTATCATCGGGCATGCTCATTACATTGTTGTAGAGTTCCTGCGTCAAAGCATGAGCGTCCTTCTGGTTCTTTAGCGTCTTCTCATCCAGTCCAGCCAGGGCTGTGCGGCTTTCAAGATCAGCCTTCTTCGCCTGCGCCCATCCTGCCTGCGAGATATGCCCAGTCTTCGCCAGCGTGTCAGCGATCTCGCCTACGGTCTTTCCCTGTAGTGATGGGTCCTGCATCGCCGCTCGGAAGCTCTGATCGTCCTGCTGCGTCCTCTGCGCCTGCTGAAGCCCCAGCTGTCCTTGCTGCGTCTGCTGCTGCAATGCGGCCATGCGCAGCGGCGCCTCCTGCTGCTGCATAGCGAACTGCTGCTGCTGCATGGCAGTCTGCTGATCGGCATTCTTCAGCGCCTGGAGTTGCGCATACTTCTGGCTCAAGTTCTGCGGTTCAGGAGTGCGAACATTCAAAGCCACGAGAGGGATCGTTGACAATTTATTTACTCCTAACCGTTATATGTGGGCGGTGTTACGTACCCAAGAAGCGAAGTATCGTATGGTGAACTCGCGTATGACGCTGGGCCAAGTGCTGACGATCGCTGCTGGAGATTCTGAAGCTGTAGATATGGGTTTTGGGCATACCGGAGCTGGTTATTCGTATAGTCAGTGATATTGTTGCCAATTCCGCTCAAGCCCTGAGCCCAATTACTCCCAGAATTGACATACCCGGAAGCCGTCGCTGCACCGGCATTGTTGATATTGTTCCCGATAAGCTGCCCGGTTTGCAGCAGGTTCTGCGAGACGTTACTCGACGCAGCCTGCCCCTGCGATGCCAACTGGTTAGCTGCAGTCTGTCCTACGCCAGCGAGCGAGGCCAACCTGTTGTACTGATTGCCCTGATCCTGGTTATAGGCGTTGTACTTTGTCGTGTAGTCGCTTAGTGCGCGGTTATAGACGTTCCCGTATTCGTTCGACGCATAGTCCTGCCCAAACTGATTGAGCGCCTTTGCCGTCCCGCCTGTAAGCACGCTGCCCCTTGCAGCTGCCGATCGCTGCATCGCATCCGTTCCCAATTTCAACCTGGCTTGATAGCCGGGATCATTAATCTCAGTCAGTCCTGTTGGCGCCTGGAACTGCTGCCCGTAAGGCTGCATAAGCGAGCCACCGGGAGCAGTGCCTGCGGATAATTGTCCGAGAGCCGTCTGTCCCGCCTGTAGCCAGGGTGCCTGCTGCGCCTGAGTTGTGGCGTATTGTTCTTTCTGGAAGTCCAGAGCCTTTTGTGACTGATCGGCCTGAAGTTGTGCCGCATTATTCGCCGCCGCCGCTTGAGTGTCAGCAGCTTTCTCACCGCTTTTAGACCCAATGACAGCGCCAGCAACGCCAGTACCGGCGGCTGCGGTGAGTCCGATGATTCCGAGTGTGGTTGCGCTGATTGCTCCGCTCATCGTTCCTCTGTGATCAGTACTGTGTCGTTATCGTTCTTCCTGGACATAAGCGCCTCTGCCTCATCGGTAAACTGTTCCTCGGCCTGCTCGACTGTCTTTGCATCCGTCGGGAAGATCATGGTGATATTCGTCTCTTCGCGTGCAATAAAGATCTGTTTGCGCCCTGCCCTTGCTGGGATGACGTGATAACCATCAAGTTCGATCCAGCCTTCGCCAGTGAAGACTGCTGTCTTACCGCTAACGACGAGCACTGTCGGGATCTTTACCAGTGCTCCCATCAGAACCACTTCCGGCGCCAGGCGAATGGTTCGCGTATACATGCCGCCATGCAAGATGTGATCCGTCTGTATCTCAACCTGGGGAAGCGCTAGCAGTTTGTCCTGAACACTCGTCAGATTGGACAGAAGCTCTTCACTCATCAAAGGCAGTGAAAGGCTCAATCGAACTTCCTGAAGAAGACAGAATTAGTTCGCTGATATGGCTTACTGGCTTCCAGAAGCCTTTCCAACTGTCCACCCACCGGCGCGCTGTACAAGATGCCGGCACAACCTGCTGCCTTCGCATGATCTTCAACTGCACGCATCAGTTCCCGTCCGGCACCGCTGCGTCTGCTGTCCTTAGCGATAAACAGGCTCTCAATCGTTGCCACTTTCTTGCCGTAGTGCGGCAGTACCGGCATCAGCATGACCGCGAAGCCCACGTCTCTACCTTCATCCCTAACCATGAAAGCCGCCATGATGCCTGACGCTTCGATAGCTTCATAGATATAAGGCTGCGGTTCAATCGGCCCAATGGCAGGAATCGAGCATTCTGATGCATACTCTGATATAAGCTCTTTGGAATCAAGAATATCGCGAACACTGCACTGCTCAATCGTCATGCTTTATCCGTTACCACCTTGAGCTTGCTGTCTCCGAATCGTCGTACCGCTTGAACCTGCCATGCCACAGTCGCAATCGGCGCGGATGAGTGAACGGTAAACTTGCCATCGACTATGCGCGAAGCCGCCAGCATGGTCAGTACCGCGCCATCCTCGAATACCTGCGTTAGCTGAACGGTACGATCTTCGGCATACGTCAACGCTTCGAAGTAATCAGGCAGCGTCACTTCTGCGGTGCCGTTTGCGGTCACGATCTCACCGCGATAGTAGACTCCCCACTCCGGACCCTCTAAGCAGGAATGAACCAGGTCTTTGGAGTCATCGAGTGGGTGCGGAATCCGGAAGCTCTTACCGGCTGCGGTAATTGTTCCGGTGAATACTGCAACCGTCGCGCTTAGATGTAGCGCGTTCGATTGTGTGCCTCCAGCACTATCCTGGGTACGGAAATAAAACTCTCCTGCCGTTCCTACCGAGGGGCCACACATATCAAAAATCGCCAGTGAGCTTGTCTGCTGGATATTGAGAGTGTTAGCCGCTGCGGAGGCGAGTCCATTTACGGTTATTCCGGTAAAAACTTTTAGATTGCCATTGATGGTCTGGTTCGATGCAAAGGTGTTAGCCGTACTCTTACGCGGAACGTCGTTAGGATCAATCGACGTTCCCCAAGCGCTGCCGGTGGATACGCCGATTCCAACAGCCGGATACACCTGCGCCACCGGCGGGGCGTAAACGGGGATATTCAGCGTCGCCCCTGTAAGCGTGGCAGCGCCGGACGTTCCCGTCGTCGTCAGCGTTATTGTGGCTTGCTTGCTGTTGAGTTGCGTCTGCACTGAAGACGTTGGGTCAAGGAAGGCAAAAGTCGCCTGCGTAACACCATTGATCGTTCCGGTTACTGTCAGGTTTGCATTGATTGTCTGGTTCGCCGTGAAAATATTGGCAGCGTTGATATATGCAATGGTTGCCGGAAGCTGCGCAGGGTTCAGTGTCCCTGAGAGATCAGAGAAATCCGGCTGCGATGCCGTGAACGTTCCAGTTGCCGCGTCGTAACTCCTGATCCATTGCTTTGTTACTGCTCCCTTGGTGATTGCAATCGCAACCGGCAGCCAGTCCGTGCCATTGAAGCGAATCGTCTGCCCTGCTACCGGTGACGATGCCACCAGCGCGATATAAGCCGCCTTGCCGCCTGCCAGTGGGCTTCCTGCCCCGTCTGCAATATAGTCTGTGTTCTGGTTGATGTAGATTCTGGCAAAGTCGATGCCGTCAGACTCCATGACGCCATCATTGTCGAGATGCTGAACGATTGTTGCCAGGAACTCCCGCCCATCAATCGTCGCCTGATCGCCAATCGCCCCCTGAAAGTTCCCGTCTGAGTCAAAGGTCACATTGATGGTCGTGCCTATATTCTGCATCCACTTCAGGAATGCGAACGTAGCAGTTCCGTCGCGGTTGATGATCTGCCCAACAGGTGTGCGGCTCGATACGACAGGGCTGCTCACTTATGCCGCCTCAAGGTAAGCATTCACAAGCACCCACGGAATGGGATCGGTTACGCTGATCTCATACACGCGATACCGCGATCTCCCCAACCGATGCCATATCGCCCGAGTGTTGTACTGTCCCGTGAACCCACAGCCCACCAGATACTCAGCCGACCAGGTAAAGCCACGATCATTGCTCCAGCGCAGCATTGCCTGCGGCGGCCGTGGGTTGCCGCTTCCATCTTCAAGCGGTGGCTGCGGCCCTAGCCCAGTGGCAAAGTCCATCGTCAGCGCCGAATGGTAAATCCATCGCATCTCATCAACCAGCAATGGAGCCCTGCGCAGCCTGCGAATTGCCAGCCCGCTATCATCCAGGAAATCAAGGCTCATCTGGTACAGGTTGCCCGTCTCCCAATCGCCTACAAGATGCAGCCCGAACGCATAGGTATGGTTCCAGCTGCGGTGCGGCGTCCATGTTGCAGTGTCCTGGTGCCACTCTGCACGCTTGTGCCATAGGTTCTCAGCTACGTCATACACCCAGGTGCAGTCAGCGCCAGGGATATAAAGCACCCAGAACAGGTGGCCGCCGTCCTGGTAGGAATAGCTCACCACACTCTCCATTTGCTGTGGAGAGTAAGTGGAGAGTGATGTTTCTACGGCATGAGTTGAGATACGCTGCGGCGTATACCCGCTCGCCCTCCATGCCTGCCGGGCGCCGCGTTGGTCCTCGCTGATCCAGAAGATCGTATTGTCTACAAGGTTCCTGCCAAACGTGGCGATCAGCCCGCTGTCAATCAATGCGCCGGGGATAACATCGAAGATTTCATCCGTACCGGCGTTCTGGTAGGGCTGAATATGCTGCGAGCCAAAGACCCAGAGTTCACGATGGCTGACGACCAGCCCGACAATGTTCTCAGGGAAGACGGATACTTCATCAACCTGGATACCGGGCCACGTTGAGCCATCGAGGATGTCAGAAATCTGGAACTTGTTGCTGTCGACAAAGCAGACGATGAAGTAACTGTCAGAGTAGACGCATTGCATAGGCGTTCCCGCCAGCTGATCGGTGACATCAACCATCGTGTTGTCTTCCAACTCGTAGCAATATGCCCGCCCCGCTGAGACAATCAGTAACTGAACAGACGTAGCAGCGATAGAGACTGCCTGTCCATCATTCCCAACATCGCCGCGAACATCCTGATGGCCGTCACTGTAAACCTCGATCAGCAGAGTACCTGCCACGACGAACAGCCTGTCACCCGTCCAGTACTGTCCACGCACCGGGGAATCAGGAAGACTCGTGAAGACGCCAATGCCTGGCGTGCCAAAGTAAACACGCTGCGCCTGCGCTCCCGCCGTCTCAATCGTCCCTGCGAAGAAGTTTATACATTCCGAGTCAGAGACGACATTCGATCTGGCTGTGTAAGAATCGCCGACAAATGCCGGTATCTTCACTTAGAAGCCCATCCCGAATAGGTCTGCGCGGTAGTTCCAACCAGCCGGATTCGGCACAAGGTCGGACCGCAGCCCAAGATCGGGCGCATTCATCGACTTGATCCTTGCCAGCCCCTGAATTGCCAGCCCTATAACGACTGCAGATGCCGGTGCAGCAAACTCTGCACCCAGCCGCACCGCAAGGTTGTAGCGCAATGCCTCTGAATAGCCCGGCGGGAAGGCAATCTGCGATGTAAGCGTCTGAGCGCCCAGCCCCTGCCAGCTATATATCCTCGCGGCGCACGGCTGACCCTGCGGAATAGGCCAGAAATTGAGCGATCGCAGCGGAAACGCGCCATCGTCATAGCAAATCTGGGGGAATGAGCCGTTGACTACCTTTACCGGGACCTGCGTCTGCCAGTCGTCAATCGAATACATCGAAATCGGCACTTCGACAGGGTTCGACGGTGTATTCAGCAGGATCGCACTCATCGAATCGATGCGCGCAGGACGCGGGATATCGAAATCACCGCCAGTTCCTATGGTGTAGACCTGCTGCCCACCCACAAACGGGAAATCATCGATCCGTGTGGTGTAGATCGCCAGCCGCTCGGCATTCCAGGCGTCGATCATGTCATTCAGCACCATCAGGCCAGTGCTGGCGTCATTCGCAGACGCAACTTCTTCGCCTGCCAGGACGCCATCGAGTCGCAGCGCACTGTTGATCAGGTCATAGGCTGTCATTTAGTCGGTGGCCTCCCAGGACCTCTCTTCTCGTTGAGCAGAGCGAGTTGAATGCAGACCTCACGCAGCCATGAATTGGTGCTGAGGTCGCTAGGCTTGGTTTGTTCGATTTCTTTGGCTGTCATAAGGAGTAAATTTTGTATATGGAACAGCTAACTATCCAAATCAACGCGAACCACGACATGGAAGAGGTGCTTCGCCTCGCGAAAGAAGCACTCGATGATCTAGCACGAGCACATGTGAAGATTCTCCCCATCGATCCCGTCGACATCGTTCATTGCGAGTTGCTTCACGACGAACAAGGAAGGGAATTCAGGTACGTCAAGCAGTTCGATATCGACTCTGGAATTACCGTGGGCAGAATTGATATCCGATATGCAAAAGAGGGGGAGCCAGCAGTTAGCTGACTCCCACCTTGGCAAAGGACAACTACTGGGCAATAATTCTGACCGCCAGATTCGGGCGGAGGGTTTTAAAGCCATATAGCACATCGATCCGGCATGGCACGGTGTCGTTGGAGATGTTGTACTGGCGAGCAATTCGCATCGAGATGCCCTCCAGTTCCTCACGAGCGCCCCATGCGCCGAACTTGGACACATCGACCAGGTCGGCAGTAACGAAGGCGAACGCTTCAGGATGGAACAACATCGACTGCGAGTAGATCGCCGAAGGTCCACCGCCAACCTTGGCAACCGTCAAACCAGCACCGACATTGGTAACGTTCTGCGTAGCTGGGGATGCAGATGTGATCGGCGTCGGTGAGATCGAAAGGTTTCCAGCGCCACCGGCATAGTCCGCGGTTACCACGAACTGCTGCAGGAAGCCCCTGTTCGCCTTTGTCTCCGGATCGACCGCATTCACCGTCGAGAAGGTGATGATGTCACCCTTCACGAAGGTAGTCGCGCCAGCAGCCAGGACTGCCACCGCACTGCCTGAGGTCAGGGTTGCTGTGTAGCCCGTTGCAGCCGCAGCCGTGCCGGACTGGAACGGGTTCAGCACGGTGTTCTCATACGTCGAGATGCCGTTCACCATGCCGATCTTCCCGGTTAGGTAAGGCTTCGATACGCTCTCCTGCGGATTGAAGAATCCCTTGATGGCGTCAAGGAACGAGACAACGTGGCCAGGTGTCAGGACGCCTGCACGACCAACGGATGGCGCCAGGTATTGGTTGAGCACCTTGCGACCGTTGGCAATGTCCTTATAGGCCAGTGGAGTGCCGTTTGAGTCGACTGCGTTGTAAACGTCCTTGATCATGCTCAAGGCATCAGCTTCGAGCGCGGTGGCAAGAACGGACATTGCAGGCTTCAGGTAACGGTTGCTGAACTCATCAATCGTCAAAGAGAGATCCTGAGACGAGAAGGTGAAGTCAACGCCCTTCTGCGTGGAAACCGTCAGAACCTGGCTGCTTTCCACCACATCCTGCAAGGTGAGTGGAGCACCAGTACGAACGGTGAACTGGTTCGGCATCCGAATGGTCAGCGAAGGACCAATCTTGCCCGAAGGTGATGCGCCAGAGTTGGCAAACTGGTCGTCATACTGCCGATCGCAGTTGGCAATGAAGTTGAGGTTCGCGTGGAGAATCCGCAAAGCCTCGCGGGTAATGATGGTAGGAGACAGAAAAGAGTTCGGCATTTGGGAAGCTCCTGTGAGCGTCCGCTAGCTTCCTTATTGGGCTGTCTGGGCTCGCCGCTTGGCTAGCCATTCGCCCTTAGGAAGGCTCTCGTCGTTCACGTCAAAGGCGCCACGTCCACCCCCTGAACCCACTGGGCTGGGAGGCTTAGGAGCACCGGATTTCTTCGGTTCAGGAGCTTCCTTTGGTACGAACTGGCCTTTGTCATTGCGAAGAACGCCCTGCTTGTTCCGGGCTTCCTTCTCCAAGTCATAAATCTGGCCAATCGCTGCTCTGGGGTCACTTTGCGCGAGAGATAGAAACTTCTGTCTGTCGATGGGATTTTTCATCAAGTAGCACAGGTCGATGTAAACGTCGGGACTCGCCTTCAGGAATATGTCCTTGACTAAGGCGGGAATCCTGGCGTTTGTAATCTCCTGCTCTACCTCGAAGACCACATCCACGTCGTCATAACGGGTGCGCGCTTCTTCCAGCTTGGACTGAAGTATCTTTCTTGCGTCAAGTTCAGCACGCTCACGCTCCCAACTCACCCGCTCTTCTCTCGCAGCCCATCGACCTATTGCCTCGACTACGTCCTCATAGGTGCCATACTTCAGCGTTCCATCAGGGTTTGCGTCTTCAGCGGTTGGTTTGGGATACGCATATTGCTGGGTTGGCTGTGGCGACGGCGGTTCTGACTGGATGACGGGTGCGGGCTCCGTCTTACGCTTTTGTCCAGCCTTTATCTTGTCGATCGTGGATTCAGTCTGAGCAATGAGTCTGAAATCTGGCTCTTCTTTTTCCCACTCTCGCTCGACGCTCGCTGTTAGTTCTGCTATGCGTGCGTCCGCCGTGCGTTGCTTCTTGATGATGCCCTTTTGCGGCTGCTCCTGGTTGTCATTGCCCGCATCCGTGTCGGGCGCAATGTCGGACTGATCATCGGTTGCCGATTCCGATGGCTCGGCTGGATTTAATCTTGCGAGTGCCTGACGATTGAGTTCATCAAGACTAACTCTCTGCTCTGGAACCGCTTCCACTTCTACCGGCGCAGACGAAGCCGCGACAACCGTCTCTTCACTCATTTGGATTTTCCTTGTTGCCCCTTGCGCCGGGCAGGCGAGTTACTTCTAAACTTGTTCGTACGTGAGTTTCGCGTATTTCCAACCCTTTGGAGCGTCCACCGCAAGTATTCTGCGCCGCTCCAGAACCTCATCAGAGTGGATGGATTTCCTTATCGTCACCACAAAGCCCACCGGATAGTGATCGATCTGCTGAATGGGTACGTGAACTGTCTTCATCGCGTCTCCTGTTGCTAAAACCTGAATTGCAGCAGGCCGGAATTGAACCGGCGACCTCGGGAGTTGGGCCCCCCCGTATCCCACGCTCTAATCCTCTGAGCTACTACTGCAAACTTGTTGCTAAACTTGTCGGCATGACCTGGCCGCGCTATCAACGATTCGTCATTGAGGGACCCAGCGATAAGCACATACTGCTGTTGTTGTGGCCGTGGTTCTTTGCCACTCTTGCGTTTATGGTGGCCGATCCTGTCTACAAATGGCTTACTTACCACCGATTCATTCGCTAGGCGGCTGCTCTGGTGCCTGTTCCTGCGCTTCCGGGGCTGCCTGCTGGCTCTGTGCCTCAAGCTGCTGCTGCTGGGCATCCTGCGCGTGGGCTGCCTGTTGTGCGGCCATTGCGCTCTCATGGGCCTGGCCATGTAACTGGGCCAGCAACTCACTTCTATCCGCCTCGCGGTCGCTGACAATCTGCGCCTTGGCAGTGATTTCAGCAATTGTTACCTGCGCGAACAGCTTCTTATCCTCAAGCGCCATATCTGCCTCAGCCTGAGCCTGAATCTGCTGCAATTTGCCTTGCTGCTCGACTACCTTTGCAGCCTTCTCAAACTCAAGCTGTTTGATCTGCTGCTCGTAGTGCTGGCACGCCGCATGCAGCGCCTGCATCTGCTGATGCTGTTGCTGCATCACAGCCTGCGCCTGCGGTGGAACCTGCTGCTCCCCATCCTCATCAGACTGAAGGTTAGGCGGTAGCATCTTCTTGAACCGCTCGGCCACAAGGTCGGCGCCTGCCATGTCAGACTGCTTGAACATCACATCGCCAAACATAGGCAGAAGCGTCGGCGCCGACTGGATCAGCTGCTGCATCGTGCTGAACGATTCAAGCCGCTTGGAGTCATAAGCCGTGCCCATCGACACGACATAGCTCATCTTGGCGTCTTTGACCTTGTAATGCTTTTCCTTGCCGTTCTCATCCCTGTAAGGAGCGTTGATGGTGACGACTTTTCGAGCCTCGTCTTCGCCTAAAATCTCAATCTGGCGCTTCGTATCGTAGATAATCGGCACGACTTCAGCGATAACGTCGCCGCCGCCCTTGAACGATCGCCCCAGGTTGTCGACATAGTGCATTGTCGTGAGATTGCCTTGCACCTGCAGGCTCTGGATCGCCCTGCCACTCGTCGCATTGCTCTGATTGCCCAACGATGGATCAAATTGCCCCGTCGTGGCCTTCATGTCCTCGACTTCCTGCATCACAAAGGACGAAAGCGCCTGAATTGGTGGCTCATAGACCTGGCGCTGCGGTGCCGGGAGTGCCCTGCCTGCTACGTCAACCATCTTGTACGTGATATACGGCTTCATCGACGTGTTCAGCGTCGACCATTCCTTCTCATAGCCTTCAGTCTGCCCCTCAGCCACCATAAACGGCGAGATAGGAGCAGTCGAAAGCGTCTCAGCAATGCGCGACTTCGAGTAATTGATAAGTTGCTGCGCTGCCTTCTGCGGACGGACCACCGAGAACAGCCGCGGCTTGCCATCCATAATCAGCTGCTTAC